CCAGCAGATGACCTTGCTGATCCAGTTGGATGGTGGCACCAACCCCGTTGCTCCCGTCGCGATCATCGTGTCTCCCCCTTGTAGGTCCATTCCCTGCTGACAGCCGCTTCGCTAGATTGCCAGGAAAGACGCAGAGCCCGGCGGGCCGAAGGGTCTGCCGGCGGGAGGTTGACCACCGCCGCCGCGGTCGGCCGCCAAGGCTCGCCTCCCGGGACCCGGTGGCCGCGGAACCGGGCCGCTCGCGTCATTCTTCCCGCCTGTGCAGCAGTGTCCCGCGCCGTTGGTGCGCGAGGACGCTCTCGGTGGTGTTGAACGCCGTCGTGCCGCGCCAGCCAGCAGGACTGTACTCCCACACCACCAGGGCAGGCTCTTTCCGGCCGGCCACCACCCAGCGCCCGAGGTAGCGGCGGCGGAGCAGGACCTTGCCGGTCTCACGAGACACTTCCCACGCGGCCCAGATCTCGTCGGGCGATTTGATGGTGTCAGCCAGGAGCAGGAGCGCGCGCTCTCTCTCGCGCTTGGTTACCTTCAGCACGCCGTCCGCAGTGCGGAACAGATCGTCCGAGATGATGACGGGCTCACCGAGAGGGTCCTTCCAGACGACGGGCCGGCCCGGGGCAGCTCCGAACTCTTCCAGGAACCGCGTCGCGTACTCTTCTTCGCGGAGCCCGGTCGGGAGCAGGCGCTCGGCCGAAGTGGGCCGAGCCGCCGGCAATGGGCGCGCGATGCCGGGCCCGGGTGGCGAGCCGGCGAGTGCGGGCGGCAGCTCACGCGGCGTGATGCCTCGCCAGGGGGTCGCACCAGGATTGTGGTCGAAGCCGGGATCGATGCCGCCGGGCACCTGGCGCACTTCGCCACTGCGCGGGTTCCGCCACTCATACGTGTCGGATGGCGGCGCAGTGGAACTGACCTGGTAGCCGTACCGCTCGAGGTCGGCATCGGAGAGCTGCTGGACCGCGCAGCGGCAGCCCCAGCCGTTGGGCGGGTAGTGCGTCGACCACCATGGATCGTCCGCCGGCAGTACGGTGCCGTGCCACGCCCGGTGCTCCGGCCGCGTGCCCCCGTCCAGAATGGCCACGTAGCGCAGGTATGGGCGCCGCGCTTTGGTGCGCTCCTGGCGCTCGACCTCGCCGGCCGCATACGCGGTGCGGAGGTTGGTGTCGAAGATCGTCTCCAGCCGCCGGGGCGAACCGAGCTGGACATCCTTCTCCTCGCCGGTGCGCGGGTCGACCATCCGGGTACCGCCCCACCAGCCGGCCGCCTGGAGCCTGGGCGTCAGGTCCCGCGCGAACTCGCGGAGTGTGGCGCCCTCGGCGATCGCATGGTCGACCGCGCCGCGGATGTCCTCGAGGACACCCATTCGCATTGCCTTCGCCACCGTGAACGCGCGGCCGTGCTGCTCGGCGTAGACGTCCTGCCAGCCCCAGGAGATCTGGTACCCCTTCGCGCGGAACCACTCGACAGCTTCCGCGGGCGGCAGGTTCACCGGCAGCGGCTCAGGCATGGCTCACCAGCTGCGGGCGCGGCCGGCGATAATACTTCAGCTCGGCACGAGCTATCGCATAGTCACGGCCGCACTCAGGGCAGTCGAAGAAGATCTCGTAGGCGGCCATGGGGTGGTAAGGCGTGCCGCAATGATAGCACTTGGGCAGATCCAACCGGTGGGCTGAACTTGCCTTCGCGGCCTCGCGCCGCCGCAGCATCTCGCGGCATGTGCGCTTGCGACACTCCACCCGGTCGCCGGCCCGGACCGCCGTCCAGTCGTGGCAGACAGGACAGCGGAATCCGCGGTGCTCAGTCATTTCGGCCGGCCGGCGGCACCGGCGGTGTGTGCGATGAAGAGATGCTGCGCCAGCAGATCCGCGAGCTGGTCAGTGTCCATCGTGCCCAGCAGCTCGGCGAGCCGGTCTCGCAGCTCCTCGAGGCTTTCCACCCCGTCCACCAGGTGGCGGAGCGGCTCGATGACCGGCGTCATCACACGCTCCCAGCCGTCGTCTTTCAGAGCGCCCTGCATCAGCTCCTGGACCCCGTCCGTCTTGCCCTGGCTGTGCGCGGACCGGCTCATACCCGCGGGGATCACACCGCCGGCGGGTCGGGCCTCGAGCAGGACGGCGTTCGCCGGCGGGTCCGGCAGACCCAGGCGATCGCGGATCACGCTCTCCTCGACCCGGAGCCCATGCGGCAACAGCTGCACCAGGTGTTGTATCAGGTCCGCCACGGGCAGCTCATCCGAGACGCCCAGGAGGATGCGCGGGTACGCCTGCTGTGGGCCAAAGTTCAGGTCGACGAGAGGTCGCACCAGGCAGCGGTTCAGCGTCGCGGCGAGCTGGTTTGCATCGCTCCGCTGGATATCGCCCCGCACGTCATTGTGCACCTGGCCGAGGGCCAGACTGCCACCGGCAGTCGAGACGTCGGACGTGAGCGTCTGGCCCAGCACGGCCTTGCTCACCTGCGCGTCGATATAGGTGCAGATCCGCTCGTACAGGTCCACCGAACCGGTGCGGGCCGCCTCGATGAACTCGATCATCATCCCTTCCGGGATGATCGCGGCCGCGTCACTACCGATGTTCGAGACGGCCGCGAGCAGCTTCCGCTTGTCCTCGGGTGTGGCGGACGGGTGATACTTCCCGACGCGGTATGGCTGGCCGAACACCTCGCCGAAGCTGATCCAGTCTTTGATGCTGAAGCTCTTGAACAGGAACCCCCACGCTGCTGCGCGTGCCAGGCCGCCGCGAATGGGCAGGCCCGACTTGGCGCGCGCGAAGTGGGTGATGTACTTGAAGGGCGTGAGCGGCAGGAGCGAAGCACCCTCGCGGAGCCGGAGCGTCGTGCCGTCCTCGCGGTCGAACGCGAACCAGCGCGGGTCACGCCACACCATGTCACGCACCCGCCACTGCCGCGCAGACGTCTCCCAGAGCAGCTCGCACACCGAGTAGCCCTTCCCGATCGCGTCCAGGATGTCCACCAGGACTTCCTCCAGGTTGTCCCGGCGGACCTCCTCGCGGATCAGGTCGGCATACGCGATGTCAGCCGCCGAGTCGGTGGCCGCCTCGACGGTGATCTCGAGCTGCGCCACGGCGCGCTTCCGCACGCCCAGCATGGCCAGGTAGTGGAGGTCCTTCTCCTCCATGTCCTCGGCCAGCTCCAGGAAGCGCGTGGCATCGCCCTCTTCCGCCTCGGTCAGGATCGCGGTGATGCGCTGCGGCGTGAGCCCGCGGGACGGATGGTCCGAGAGGATGCCGCGCACGCCGGCGAGCTGCGGGCGCGCTTCCTCCTGGAGGAGAGCCCGGGTGTTGACCGGGTTGCCGAACTGATCGACCAGCTGAGCCATCAGTACCCTCGCCGCCGGACCGGCTCGGCGGAATCATCGTCCTCGTGTTCGTCCACCCGGCGCCGCGGCCGCGGTGCGGGCATGTAATCGTAGTCGGTGGCATCGCTACAGCTCGCGGCGTAGGCCAGCGCGCCGGCGATCGCCGCGTCGCCGTGCCGCTGCTGCCCGCCGGCCCCGGTGCTCCGCGCGTTCTCCGGCACCTTCGCGATGCCCTTCTCCATGCGGATCGCGCGGTGATCGTTCAGGATCTCCGCGTCGCGGGGCAGCAGGATGGTCGCGTCCTCGAACGCGGCCTTGTAGCGCGGCATGTGCTCCCGGTACCAGTCCGGCGAGAGCATCACCTGGCTGATCCGGCCCGAGCCGTAACGCTGCATAGCGACCTCGGCCAGGTACTGGCCGTTGCCCCGGGCGTCGAGCGCGCCCTGGGTGAAACGGGGCAGTCGATCGACGAGCCAGAACAGCACCTGCCGCTGCTGCTCGAACGGCATATTGCCCAGCTCGACACTGAACGGCGTCACCCGCACCAGGTCCAGCCGCACCTGGAGCGGCCAGATCACAGTCAGGTCGCCCGTGCGACCGAAGTCCTCGCCGAAATAGGAGAGCAGCCGCAAATCGAGCCGATCGAGCAGCGGGTCCAGCTCGAGGTGGCACCACTCGGCTACCTCGGCCTCCCGCACATGCTTCGCCGCCTGTGCGAACTCCGGCTTCCCCCGCCAGCGGAGCACCGGCGCGTCCACCATGCGGCTCTGGATCAGCACGCCGCTGATGAACGCACCACCACCACCGCGCGGAATGCAGTGCAGCTCCTCGTCGGCATCCTCGCCGTAGAAGGCGACGATCTCCGCGCGCCACGCGGCCTCGGCAGCCGGTGACCAGGTGAGCC